TCTTCTTCTGTGAATTTTACTTCTTCTGGCATTGTAACCTCCGTTTGTTATTTATTTACTTGTTCATCCGTAGCGTCACCCTCAAACCCAAAAATAACTTTGGAAGGGGAAATTTTTCTTTGAACTTGGTTTAGTTTACCTGTAACGATACTATTTGTTTCTTCAGGTAAAAGATATGCTTTTGATGTAACAGAGAATGTAGATTTTATAAATCTTTCACCCCTTGAATCCATTTCAGAAGCATCACTAACTGAATCTAATGTACAAATAAATCTGTATGTGTCTTTGTTACCCCAATAAGTTTTATCAAACTCCATAAAAGATTCCACCAAAGGATTCATTTGTTCAATAAAATTTGTCCATAATACAAATTCATATGTAATATTGACAAAATTAGGAATGGTTGTTACTAAATTTTCGTGTACAGGTAAATCATTATTTTGTACAGCAAATCTTGAGTATTTATTTTTTTTAGACCAAGATGAGTTTCTAACAATCTCTGTATACTTTCTTCTTATATCGTGTTCATAACCTGGAATAGCATCACTTTTTTCAACCGAAACTCTTTTTAACATTATTAAGGGTAAAATTAGTGTATTGTTTTTATCTCTTAATACACCTCTTTTTCTAACTGCTTTCCATCTTTCCTCATTACCATACATAATAGGAACTTTTATTTTTTCATTAGCTTCTTGAACTGATGGCTTTATAACATTTTTAACAAAAGACAAAACTGATGTATCAATATCTTTTAATGTAATAGAATATTGTTTAGATAAATCTATACCTGGTATAATAGTTTTAGATTCATTACCACCACGAGAACTTATATCTCTCTGTGATACTTGATTTTCTCTATTAACAGTATTTTTATCTATCAGTTGTCTATCTGTGATTGGTTTTACAGCCATAATAATCTCCTATATGTATAAATATAAAAAATTAACATATTTTAAAAATTAAATTATTGTAAATCTGAAGAAACATTTGGTCTTCTTTGTGTGGTAAATTCATCTGAATATTGATTGGTGTCTGCAAAACCTGTTCCATCACCACCACCAAATGATGAATCACCACTCCAATAAGGACCACCTGTATGACCTATTGATTTTCTATATAAATTCTGACCTCTACACCATTGAATACCACTACCATCAGGACAAGGACCAAAATTATAGAAAGCGTGTCTCGATGACGCTCTTGAATCTCTACCAGGTCTGTGATTAAAAGTACCTTGATCACTATGAAACTCACTAGTACCACCCCAATATCTATACTGATTTGCATAAGATGGATTAACTCGATCATGTCCATCATTAGCACTATTCCACCCCTCAAAATATGTGGTTCTATTACCAGAATAAGCACCACTATCTGGTTCAGCAAAAGCAAATGTTTCGTGAACATAATCATAGTAATCTGATGTATTAAATTCTGTATCTTCTGTTACACCATTCATCAATAAAGCTGTTAACGGATAACCATGATTATCGAAATTCCCAACTAGCACTCCACTACCCCAACAAGCATCATCAATACCCAATTGTTCTATTAAACCAGTTCTGTCAAATTCACCATATTGAGTTCCTGGCCAATAGTTCCA